CTATTAACTTGACTTTAGTTAGTAGTTAGTCAACTCTTAACTTTACCAAACAACTTAAAGAAAAAGAAACTTAATAAAGAAAAAGAAAGAAGTTGCGTTCTAACGCATCCAAATACCTCAAGGCATACACTTATACCATTTTAGTATTTAAGCGCAGCAGAAGCCAAATAAACCTACTCTACGAGCTTGTCTATCCACTTCTTGATGAAGTACGCAGCGACAAGGATAAGCCCAAGCGTAACTGCTGCGCCTTCCAAAGTCCATCCCCTCTGCTTCTTCTCCTTTGTTAGAATCTTGGTCTGAGTCACTCGGATGGTGTCGGGCAAGCACGTAGCCTCAACGTACACCTTTCGGTCGATGTACTGAAGCTGAAGGCGCACCTTGTCTTGGTAGATTGTCGTGTCCTTGTAGAGTTCCAATGTGTCGGTTAGGTACTTTGTCTTGGTTACAATTACCGTGTCCCGAACAACTACACTCTGAAGGACGGGTTTCACAGTAGCGCAACTGCTAAGAGCCGCAAGAGTCGCAGTCAGCAGGATTGTCCACATTGCAAGTCGGTTGGGGTTTAGTTTCAAGGGAGTTAAGCCATTCATCAAAAGAGGAGGTATTTAGTTTTGCCATTGTGCTTTACTGCTTTTAGGATTTGTTTTCGGTTCTTGCTACTTGAGTAACTAACGTGAACCCACGATGGCGCAGTATCAGAGCCAAATTCCCAAATGAGTTGGTCAAAGTCTAAATTGTCCTTAATCCAATAAAACAACACATCGTTGCCTGCTTCGCACTTGAGGTCAGCAGCTTGTGCTTGCGTGTGCTGCGAGGTCTTCGCTCCCCCTACTTTGCTATTCACCGCAGGGCTGCGGTATGCACTCGTTACTTTTACCGCACCTAATGCATCTCTTGTGGGTTGTAAGACGTTTTCTGCAAGCGCACGGAGGTTGGGTTCCAAGTGCTTGGGTAAAGCGTTAGGAAGCCCTGTTTTTGTAGCAGTCAGTTCTGCGAGGGTAAAGTTCTTAGTCACGTTTTTAATATCAAAAGTTGTACGTTTTACACATTATGCTCATTTGACTTTACACTTTGCACTTTTTGCATATTGCTTAATGTGCATTTAATTGCACAATTTGTAGTCATAATGTACATTAAAACGTACATTAACAGGTAAAGTGCGCCTTAATGCACATTTTAACGACCCTGTGACTTGTAGGGCTTGGAGTAGTTCTTACTCGCCTTATTAGCAGATGCACTCTTGGAATGCTTGCCTCGCTTCTTGCTCTTACTGATTCTTTGGCTTACCGCCTGCGTCTTCGCCATCTTTAGGGTCTTTCAAAAACATAAGGGCAAACGCACCCATCATAAACGCACTCACCTCTGTGAGCGTGGCCTTCTCGTAAAACACAAGCACAAAACAAAGGCCGATAATAATCAGCCCAAGTAGAGTAGTCTTCGGGTTACCGAAGATTCGCTCAATTAGCACCTTTGTCCTTCAGATAATCCCTGCGCCACTTCCATAGGGTGTATCCTAATGAGGCAACTAATACCATAAGCCCAAAGACTTGGTGAACGTAGCTTACAAGCAGCCCTGTGCCCGTTAAAGACCAAGACGTGATTACGCTATCGGCAGATTCTTTTGTCATCACTCACCAAACTCAATCGTTGGCAGTTTGTGGAGTTCCTCCAATGCCTTGACGATGTTGGTGACCTCAACCAAGTTAAAGCAGCCCTTTGCGATGGCGATGTTCAACGCTTCGGTCGTGACTTGTAGTGCTACTGAATGCTCCATTAGAAAGGCAATGGCGTGTTGACGGGTGAAACGGGGGGAGTGATAAGAGAATCAATTTGCCCTTGAATGCAAGCCTCAAGATTGGCAACGCCATCTTCGCCCAAGTCCTCTTGAACCCAACCGATAACGATTTCATTCGTTAGGTCAGCATAAGGGATGAACTCCGATACTGATTCGGTAGAGAATCGTGCGATGTTAGATAGTGATGCGGTGTACTCGCCATCAACGCCTACCACATCGTAGTTTGCGATTACAACGTAGTCAGATTCGGTGCCGATTGTTTGGGTGTAAAGGGCAGTTACTGCCCAAGTGAAGGTTGTCATATTGCTAATTTAGGGGGTTATGCTTTTAGTAAGATTTTGTATGCTACTCCGTTAATAAATACCGACCAAGTTTTATCTGATACAACTACTTCGGTGTTTACCGCACCATTTACATAGGCGGATGAACCAAAGCGCATTTGGTTGTTTCCTGTTGCAGTATCGGCTATGCCTATCATTGTAACTTGTTCAAAGTTTCCCGATTGTTGATTTAACCCAAAAGCCACGTTTAGTTGTCCTGTTGTGTTATTTGACAAACAAGCCTCACCGAAGGCCGTATTGAAAGACCCCGTTGTCGTTGATTGCATTGCACCATTGCCCATCGCGGTATTTTGAGTTGATGTTGTTGCGGCTTTCAAGGCACCGCTACCAAATGCACACACTTGACCTGTTGTCAAAAGGCGAGCGGCTTGATATCCAAATGCGGTAACTCCACCACTCGTGTTAGTCAACCCTGCCTCAAAGCCTACGGCAGTGTTGTTGGATGCGGTGTTAGAGAATAAAGCAGATTGACCTATGGCAGTATTATTTGAACCCGTTGTATTGGAATCAAGCGCACTTCTGCCCATTACTGTATTAAAACTACCCGTAGTTGTTAAACGTGAAGAGTTTAATCCTATTGAGGTGTTATCAAGTCCCGTTGTATTTGATGATAGCGCGGCAGCACCTACGGCAGTATTACTTAAACCCGTACTCAACTTCAATGCTTGGTAACCGATGGCAGTGATACCCGTACCACTCGTATTACTATACCCTGCCTCAAAACCTACGGCTGTGTTGTTAGAGGCGGTGTTGTTATATAAAGCACTTGCACCTACTGAAACGTTAGCACCTCCCGATGTATTATTTCGTGATGCAAGATTACCAATAGCAGTATTTGTATTTCCCGTTGTACAAAGGAAAGAAGCACCATAACCCATAGCAACATTTTCTATACCCGTTGAATTGTTATTAAGAGATAAAGAACCAATACCAATGTTAAAAGAACCCGTTGAATTTGCAAGTAATGATTGATAACCTAAAGCAGTATTATCTGCACCCGTACTCAATCGCAACGTTTGGTAGCCGATTGCAGTTATACCTAAACCACTCGTGTTGGTTAAAGCCGCTTCAAAGCCTACGGCAGTATTATTAGAAGCGGTGTTGGCTTGTAATGCCCCACGACCCATTGCGGTATTTGCGCTACCCGTAATGTTTGACAATAAAGAGAAAAATCCAACTGCACAGTTGCTATTGCCCGTAGTAGTTGCAGACAAAGCAAATGCCCCTAATGCAGCACTATCACTACCTGTGGTAATTGCAGAAGCCGTTGAATTACCTACGACAGCGTTAAAACCACCCGTAGTATTTGCAGTTAACGCATTTTGACCAACTGCCGTGTTGCTCGCTCCCGTAGTATTTGAATCCAAAGCAGCAGCGCCAAACGCAGTATTAGACGTAACCGCACTCGCACCATAGTTGGTCAAAGCGGAGCTTGATACAAGCAAAGGCAAATCGTTGCCCAAGCCATCAGACAAACGCTTCAGCGTTCCCGTGATTGGCCCGTTATCACCTACCTTGATAAGTGAGTCGTAAGTGTCTTGAGGGGTTGTCCCCGTTAATGTTGTTCCCATAATTTTATGCTTCCCAAGTTGTTGACCAAGTGTTCCAAATTTCTACTATTGACTGCCAAACCTCCTGCTCGTTAGCACCATAAAGGTTTGTAGTCGGATGACCATAAGACAATGGCTGAACCATACCCCAAGAGATACTATTCGTTGCAGCAGCTTGACCCCAATAGATGTCATTGTTTGCTGCTCCCTGTCCCCAATCGCCTTGTATGCCCATTGTCTAAATAACTCTTTAACTTCACGATGTTGCTACGCTTAGGCGTGTAGGTCTGTTTCTTGCTACTCATAAAACCCAAGATGCAAAGTTCGCATCCGTATCAGGGTAAACGTCTGCGTTGTTGTTTGAGTTGTATTGTGGGAATGAGGCTTGGTTGTAGCTCATATATGTGATGAACCTGTCGGTGTAGTACTGCGCTAAGTCACGAGCCTTGTTCACTAAATAGTCAACCTCAATCTTTTCTGCGGTAGTGCTATTCTCGGAGTTGTGCTTGAATACCCCACCGTTGCCGATGGTATAAGCAGCAAAAGGCAAGTACTCCACCATAGCCCAATGGATAAGCATCGGCTGAAGGTAGTCGTTCACCAACGCCAAGTAAGGGTTGGCAAGAGTTCCTGCGATGATGTCGTTGCTGATTTTATCATACAACTTCGTGCCTGTGTAGTTTTGGATGTGTATCTCCTGTGCTATCTTGATGAACTGAATAAACTTGTCCGTGTCCACGTTACCGCCAATCGCGGTGTTGCGAACCAAGTCCTCTCGTTTAATCCATAATGCCGTTGCCATATCTTATCGTGGGTTTACAAATCCTTGATTAGGCATATCAACAGGTCGCTTCGCTACGTTTGTAGGATTGGTCTCAAGTACCACGCCCTCCTTCTTTGCCTTGTTTACACTCACCTCTGCGTTGGGGTTGCCGACATCGGGAGTTACGCCTTCGCCTTTTGCCAAGTACGTCTTGCGCATCCAAAAGTGATGACATCTTGCACCGCCCTTGTATAACCATATTGAATAGGTTGCTGCTCCCTCTACACCAAAACCTGCGTTTACCGCTTGGCTGCTCATACGAAGCACATCCTCCTTGCGGTAGACTTTGCCCGATGCTACCATCTTCCTGCAGAACTCACGGCTATTGGTCTTTGTAGTTTCGGGAGCGTAAGCATATCGAACCTTGTACCTCTTGCCTTCTTCAGTTACTCCGTCTTGGCTGCTCTTGGCGTTAGGGAATGCGCTGCCTGTGGATGCGAATGCGTACTTGCTTAATGCCTGCTCCGCATCGTAGTCAACGGGTCGTTCATCTACAAGCTCCCACTCATCCATATTCACGACCTCGCCTACTTCTTCTAAAGCAGCAAACGCCTCCTCAAACATCTCATCGCTTGGTTCTTGGCTTGATAGCTTAACGCCCGTCTCCTCCTCACGAGTCTCCATATCCATAGGCGTAACTACGTCTTCGGTAAACTCTAAAGGCTGAAGGGTCTTGAAGTACAAGTTTAGGCTGATGTCGTTGTAGGCCAAGATTTGGTCTATGCCGTCAATGATAATCTCCTGCTTGGGGCGGATGACAAGGTTATCCAAAAGAGTAGAAGCGGTCTTCAGCTCCTCTGCGTTATTGCCGAGTCCTGAATTGTCTTTAATACCCAATAGCATAGGGCTTACGATGCGATGCGACACCATTATTTTCTGCGTGGCTTCAGCACTCAAGAATTGGTACTGCTCCGCAGCATCCGATAACTGCACAGGGTCAACAGTTGCAGCAAGGTCTTTGTTATCGTTGAACGCAAGGATGAATTTGCCTGAGTTTGAACTGCCGCTGAACTTTGTTGCAATCTGCTGCTCGATGCTCCTGCGCTCCTCCTCACTCGGTACTCCGTTGTTGAAGTTAATCAGCATCGAAGGCGAGAGGCCGTTCTGAATGTTGTTGATGTGGTAGTTGGCAATCTCCTCCTCAAGTTCTGCATAGGGCAGGCCACCTTGATAGTCAACGGGGGAGTAGTAGTAGAATCCTGCTCGGTATGGTTTGATATACAGAATCTCTAATCCCTCTTTGCTTGTGCCAAACGCAGGGATGCGTACCGCAGTTTCTTTTCTGCCTTTTACGTCTGTCCAATCCTTTGCGTAGTAGTACGCTTCAATCTCACCATCTTCGTTGCACCTTGCGGCTCTCAGCGTCTCTACGGGGATGTGCTGCACCTCTACGATGGTATTGTGGTCTTGCGAGTAAACTACCTGCATACTGCATTGACCCATCATAACGTAATCGGCAACAACCTTCTGCAAGCAGGCTTTCGTGAACAAACCACGCATCGCTGCGTACTCGCTCGGCTTCTTGGCAGAGTCCGTTGCATCCAAGCCCTTACCAAAGGTCATATCCATCAACGAGTTGAGGATGGCGTTATTGGTAGGTGAGCCGTTGTATCGGTCAATCAGATAGCCGAAGTAGTCGTTGTTGTCTCCGTATTCTACATAGTCCTTACCCTGCACCTCTTTAACAACAGGCGTGGTGTAGGAGCTGAAGTTCACAACGTGGACTTTAGATGATGATGTACTCATTGTCATAGCTTGTTTCTTCGGTGTAGACGTTTTGGTTCACTGTAAATTTCTCGTAGTCTGTTTGCGAAGTTACGAATACCCTGTCCCGATATATTAGATTTCCCGATGCGAATACCTTCAAGCCATAGAATCTATTGTTGACAAGGCTGAACGTGCCTGTGAGCGTCATAAAACCATTAGCAGAGGCAGCCGTAACTGCAGGTGTTGCGGTGGTGTTTGTTGATTCATCAATCAGCGCAATCGTAACGCTCGCAGGGAATGTGCGTGGTATGATTACAATCGCTTGTGGCGAGGCTGATACTTGAAGGATATGCATCTTAAATAAATAACCTTTTACTTTCGGTTTGTTTGAAAATAGAAAAGGGGCTTACGCCCCAATCTTAATCTATTTGCATTATTTTGTTTAATAGAACAATCAAAGTAAAATCTTCGCTTCTCTTATCATATCTTCAATTGTGCCCTCTTGGTCGATGGCGTTCAATCTGTTGTACCTTTTGCCTTCGTCATAGTCATTAATATTAAGTCCAATCTTTTTAAAGTCGGCAGCCAATATAGAGTACTCATTTTTAATAGAGCCCGTTAGAGACAATAATGCTTCTCCTGAACTTACAACAGGCTTAACTGCAGATTGCAACTTTGTGTAATCAGTGTTAAACTTATTGTATGCCTTCTCAACCTCATCGGTCATAGTAGAAAGTTTTTGAACTGTTGCAAACTCAACCTTAATTGATTCTGCTGAACGTACCTCCTCGCCAATTTTGGCGATTTTAGAAAAAATTTGTTTGCTCATTTTATTTGTAAATATAAGGGGGCTTGCGCCCCCCTAATTAATTTAAGAGTTTGAACCTACGACAATCGTGTCGTTAGCACCTGCAAGTCCTGCGAATGGATTGGCAGTAGTAGCACCTGCGATGAAGTTGGCAGGCATTGCCTCCTGTCCCTCCATTGTCAAAGTGTAACCCGATAGGTCACCCATTGCAGCACCCGTTACAATCGTTCCACCCGTTACTTCAGCACCATTCACCATACCCATAAGGAAGGCGTTGCCGTTGTAGTCTTGTACCACAACGTAAGGGCGGCCATAAGCAAGCAGCTTCAATTCTTTATTGTCCTCCTTTGTGAGTTTGGTCAACGTCAAATTCAAAGTCTGCGTGAAGAAGGTTGTGCCATTATCACGACTTGAGTTGAAGGTTTGCTCAAAAGAGCTATTGCCTTTTACAAGATATTGGTAAGCAGAGAATGTACCACTAATGTTGGTTACCTCATCGTTGGTGAGGGTAATAGTACCCAAGTCACCATAATCTACGAAGTACACCGCACGGATACCACCTGTTACGTCTTTACAGGGTACTGCCCTGCCTTTTGTTAAATCACACGCCATTGTTTATTGGAATTAAAAAAGAGGGCAAGGGCATAGCCCGAGCCCCCTCTTGGTTAATCATTATACGGATTAAGAGTAAAGAACTACGTCTGCTCCGATGCCGTACTGAACTCCTGCGAAGAAGCGAAGGATTACACGGATGTTGTCTGAGCCGTCAAGGTCAGCCATATCAAGTACACGGACTTCGTTGCGCTCATCAAGAAGCCCTGTTCCGAAGAACAAGTTGCTTGTTTGACCTGCGACCATCTTGTTAGAAGGAAGACCGTTACACATTCCGATGCGGATGCCGTCAAAGAACATATCGCCCTGTCCGTACCACATTGTGCCTTTATTGTCAACACCATTCGCTCCAAGACCTGAAGTTCCGAATCCACCAAGTGCGCGGACATAAGCCTTCGCTACGTTTTGTGGCACGAAAATAGTCAAATCCTCCTTACCGTAAAGTGCTGAAGGAATGGCATCTACAACTTTACCAAGTTCGGTGATTACGTTTGCAGCCGTCACGGTTGTGGCAGTTACGTCAATAACGTCAGAGTCAGCAGTCATCAAGGAAAGGAATCCTGAGAACTCACCTGCTGAAGCAGCGTTACCGTTCCAAATGTTCTGCTCAATCTTCTGTGAAGTCTTTGCAGCAACGTGAGCGATAAGGAAGTCAGCGAAAGAAGCAGGGATGCTATCGTAAGCAGAGAAGCCCATTTGACCACCAATCCAAGATGAGTAGTAGTCTTTCTTGCAAAGCTGCAAGTTTACTTGAAAAGGCTCAACGGCAAGAACGCGGTCGGTCAAAGTCAAGGTAGAAGTTGCATCGAAATCACAAGTACCATCTTTTACGATGTCGTTGGTGTTCACCTTCTGCAAGGTGGTTTTGTAGTTTACGTTTGGAAGAATCTCAATGAGACCTTTGTCAAGCGTGTTTGCGCTCAAAAGAGCAGCAGAGATGTACTTCGAGGCAAATTGACCTGCGTACGAAGTAGTGATTGAAGTAGTTGTAGCCATTGTTTATTTGTTAATTGTTGATTCGTGCAAGGACTCGGTCAATCGCTCTTTCGGGGCGGTTTGAACTCATCTTTTGAACTTGCTTTGTTTCGGGGTTGTGTTTGATGGGCTTCGCAGCAGGTGCGGCAGATAGTTCTGCTTTAACCGCAGCCATCTCCTCCTTCTTGGCGTAGCCGCCCATCTCCTCACGCATTCCTTTCATCTCCTCACGCATCATTGCAATCTCCTCGAGAACCTTCTCAATGATTGCGACTACGGCAGGGGCTTCTTCTACTTCCTCAGCGAGTTCAGTAGATGCTGCGGCCTCAACCTCAACTTCTACCTCTGCTTCGGCAGCAGCTTCTTTGATTTCAGCGATAACGCCTTCTTCGGTGATAACGAGTACACGACCATCTTCGAGGAGGTGTTCGCCAACAGGAGCAGCAACGCGGTCTTCGCCACTAAGGACAAATACTTCGTTGCCTGCTTCAAATGATTCTGCCTCAAGAACGGCTCCGTTCTCAAGTGTCATTTGCTCGAACTTAACCTCGCGGATGGAGGATAGCTCGGCAAGGATGCGGTTTAGGATATTGTTTGCTTTCATATCTAACTAATTAAAGGGGTTTTGATTATTTGTAACATTTTTAAGGATTGATAACTACC